CAAATAACGGGCTTACTGTGGAAATGGCAATAATACGCCATTGTTCCCAATTAAATATTCTTTCCATTATATTAATGTTGATTTTATTAAACTATAAATTTGATATGCAAAATTAGCATGTCCAACACAATTTGGGTGAACTATTGGAGCATCTCCACACGCTACATATAAATTATTATTAACTGAATTACTTGCTAAAAATGAAGTTTCGCTCACTTGCCTTGCTGCCATTGCCATTGGTCCGGGAGTTATAAAATATGTAGGTACATAATAAGCATTATCATGTTGAGAACATATTTCAATCAAATCTTTGTTCATAAAAGAGAACCTATTATGATGGTCTGCTGTTGTACCGTTATACATATTCATGCTATATAATGCCTTTTCATCGGAACAATATTCATTATAATATTGTGGGAAATATGTACCTGCAACATCCGGTAATGTAAGCAATACTTTAATATCGGGATATTCGCTTTTTATTATAGATAAAAGTTGATTATATTTCGATATATAATTATCTCTTACCGAACCATCTGTGCTATAACTTCCATTATATCCTAATAAAAATAAAACGTGCGTTGGCTCACATACATTATATTGCGTTGTATCGCTTGGTGCTAATTGACCTTTATTTTCGATTGTACATCTTTCAGTTGTTCCGTCACTCTTAACAATTAATGTTCTGTAATTTTCTACCCAATATTTTAAACTAAATGTATTACTTTCCGGGTTATATAATGGGTTAGTTTGTCCTGAGTAAAATGTAGGACTAAACATATTGTCAATACTATTTCCGCCTGCACCAATTGCAAATGCTTTTATATTGTTTTTTACAATTCCGTTAAAATTAATGTCAAATGATACACCATTATATGATGAACCTATTAAATTACCTAAACTTTCAAAGAAAAATCCGTTTTCTGAATTTTCTATTTTATCCATTTCAAATAATGCTTTTACCCATGCCCAATATTGTTTAGGTGAATTAGGGTATGGCTTACCATAATCTGTTAAAAATCCTTGTGTTACTGAATCACCTATACAAAGAAGCCTAACCGGATGGTTTTCCGTTGCTTTATTTCTTGTTGAAATAATTGGAATATCAATATTTATATCATCAATATTATCACCTACTATTTTTGCAGATATTACACTTTGCAATTTATCATTTAAAGAATTTGAAGAATAACTATTTATTGCATTTGTAGCATAATTAATTGGTGAATATATTGGAATATAATTTCTTCCTTTATCAACATGTATATTCTGATATTCTTTATTTAATTTTCTAAAGAAATGGTCTATATTAACTCTAACAGAATAATTTCTAAATGCCGGGTCTCCTTCAGTTATATCATTGCATACACAATATATTGTTGGAGGCAATAAATATGTTTCCAATTTTGTTTTTTGAAAATCATATATTGGGAGCATATTACCAAATGAATTATAAATAGATATTGCGTTTATTCCTTGTGTGTTAATATTTGCAATATACAACAAATCATCATCACTTTGCAATGAATATTTATAATTCTTTACTAACGTAGAACCTGCATAATATCCGTTAATAGACCCGTCTTTCTTTTTAATAGAAAATGTCGAATAATTAGAATCTCCACCATCAACTACACTTATAAACAAATCACCAATAGAATTAGAAATATCAAATACATAACACGAATAATCTGGCACAAACACTAAATTACCATCTTTTGCAATTGCAGATTTTTCATATTTCAAAACGTTTTTCTGCAATCCTTTCACAAAATTAGTATATTCACCACTTTTATTTTTTATTTCTTCTATATCTATACACTTAGGTGTAATTAAATAGCCATCACAATATATTTCTATTCCATTGATACCAATAGAGTTTAAATTAGAAATTCTTAGAATATTTGAATCTTGTGGAACTGTATATTGATAGTTTGCTACACTTACATTTATTCCATTTACAACTACATCATCTATTGTAAATAATGCCCATGATGAACCGCCCAAACCTTTAGCACTTAAATTTATCCTTTTACCTCTAATACTTGAAACATCAAAACTATATACAGAAAAATCTAATATTGATTTATCAATTGTCCCATCATTTTTTATTGCTCCCTGCTCTTTACTAACAATATTTAATGATATTTTTTTTGCATATTCAGTTTCATTTTTTAATGAATTTAGTAACGGCAATATGTATTCTCCATTTTCTTTTTTTATTGAAATACCTTGTATTCCTGCCGTATTTTGATTTGCAACATAAAGATATTTATCATCTTGGCTTAATTCAAACTCATAGTTTTGTACTACATTGTTAAAATATCCAATTATTTCTCCATTTAATTTTTCAATAGAAAAAGAGCTATATCCGGAACTTGCAGGAGAATTTATTGTAATATATATTTTATTTTCTCCATAAACATCAAATTTGTATGTAGTAAAATCTAAAACAGGTGTTAAATATCCATTTGAATCAATTGCAAATCCTGCAAATGACAATGTTGTTTCTGTTTTTTCAATAATTTGATTAATTTCATCTTTAACAATATCTATATCTGACATAGACGGAATGTTAGTATTTATCTTTTCCCATGTACCGTTTTTATTAGATATAATACAAACCTCATTTATTAATGATATACCATTGAAATTTGGATATGCTCCATTATATGCAGCTATATAAAAAACATTTTGGTCGGGTGTACCCGGATTTGTTTCCGGTGTTGCTATTCCTGCAAACGTTGCGTTTTCTCCAACTATGTTAATAATTGAAAGCAACGTATTTTGCATGATTTGCCCGGTAATTTCTTGGTTTCCGTTTGTTTTTATAACATCGGAAACCGCTTGTTTAAGTTCATCGTAATTTCCCATAATCTAATAATTTAATTGTTGTCAAAATCATTATTGAAATCGCCGTTAAAATCTCCTTTGTTTGCTATTATATAGCCACGTCCTATTTTCTTGACGACGGTATTTGTTTTAAACTCAATTTCCACGCTCGCCAAATCTCCCTGCGTTTGCCATTTTGGAGTAATTAAAAACGTGTCGCAATCGTATTCCCTGCCGTATTTATCCGTTATATGAATGTAATCAGCCATACGAATAAAACGCATAACGTCGCAAAGGAACTCCGGTGCCAATATCGTACATTTAAACGTTTTGACTGATATTTGTTTTTCCGGGAAAAAATACCCGTCCCGTTCTTCGCCGTCCTCTTCAAATTCATAATCCGGTTTTCCTACCTCGGTACAAAGGTACAACGTATTTTTGAAATCCGGGTTTTTATATACTATTTGCCCGGCGTCAAATACCAAATTTTCAATATCCCACCATTGTATTTTTAAGTAACCGGAAACATCTTGTACGACCGTAAACATTTCAGAATACCACGTTTGAACGCCATCCGATAACGTCATATAATATATTCCGTCCAACTGATTTAATGGCATGGGTAATATTGACGGGTACAATATAACATCATAACCCAACGTTTGAAACCGGACAATCTGCAATCCGGTTTCTTTCATATACGTTGTTATGTTTGCAACTTGCTTTCCGGTCTTTTCATACAATACCACTGACGTAACATTGTTTGACCGTGTGTTTCTTATTATCTGAAACGGTAACAATCTATCAGCCGGGGCAAACAACGGGTAAATTGCGCCGTATGCGTAACTTTTTCTGTGGTTCTGTTCATTTATTGACGTGTACCACGGTAAAACGCTTATATTGTTATTCTGTATCATATTTCAACGTCGCTTTAATATTTCTACTACACAAATTTACTGAAAGTTTATCAACTTGACCGTTACCCATATACGTTTTTATTAGTTGCATCGGGTTTGGGTCGTCATTCGCCGGAAAACTAAACGTTTGTTTCTTCTTTCTTTCAATCCCGTATGCGTATGTTTCGGAACCGTTTATTGATACCCTACGGGCGGGTAAATCATACAACCAATAGGGCGATTGCAGATTAATAAACGCTAAATATCCGTTTTGCAAAAAGTATTCAACCCCGTTGACGGTTTGACGTGTAAACGGTAATATCCATTGCGACCCGGACGTTGGCGGAACGGCGGCAAATAAGGCGAACCCGTCCGAACTCATGTTGCCGGGGTTTAACAACATCATATCAATATCGGACGTAAAGTTTGATATATTAATTTCCTCAACCTTTCCGGGCGTTACATACTTGCTTATTACTTGTATCGGCAACCCTTCAAATGCCGCCGTAACGTCGTCCATCCATTCAAATTGGTAACGTTCCGGCAAATCGACCTTATCAAACGAATATTCCGACGTGTTGAACGCCCACGGTTTCCCGTTGCGCAAATTCAATTCCTTTGTCAAATCGTGGCTTAATATAGCCCCGCCGGAATAGGAACCGCCATTGCGGAAATATTGGATATGTTCGATTTTAAATTTGCCGTCCTCAATGAACCAATAACATTTAAAACAATCCCGTAACATATTGGTAAATTGTTGTAAGGTCGTCGGGGCTTTTTGTGCGGGTTGCTGATATTCCCCGTTTATAATATTGGTTTTCTGTGATACAAGCAAACGGAAATTCAACCCGGATATTGGGTTGTTACCGCTGTATAAAAATTGACTGTATTCTGCCGTGGCTGCGTGCGTTATACCCGGTGCAATCTGATTGAGCAAAACGGATATACAAGACGCAACCGGGAACGCATCCCGCAAAGTATATGCTTTTCGTGCTTTTTTCTCTAATATCCAATCCATCAAATAAAACCCAAACCATAACGACGCATAACGCCACGTTGACCGGGCAATTGGATAAAACGTTTGCCCGTATATGGAATAAGGTGGCGCAAAATACTTTCCGTTGTCCGCTAATCCCCACTCGGTCGGGGTATCTGAAAAGTTGTTTGAAATAAACGCCACGTCGATTGCGTAACCAATCGCACGCCTATAATTACGGTTATTATCAACTATATCATCGGCGGGCAATGGATATGTATTAAGGTCGTCGATTTTCTCCACATCGCACAAATACCGGGCATATATATTGTAACTTTTCATATCGGCGTGCATTGTCCCGGTTGCCCCGGAACCCTCAACGGCGGTTAAATCGAACTCCAACGTATCAAACGGGGACGTTGTAACCTTTGTATAACGAAACATTGCCGTATCATCGGATTGTTTGCGTATCTCGACCGCAACAGCCCCAAACGGTAAACCGTCAATTCTTTGTTGCGTAATATAGATATAATAATTTACGTTTAATTCCGGGTATAATTTTCCCTCGAAAACGTCTGCACTTGCACCCGTCGCCATTCGCCCGGTATAAAGCCCGGATATTACCGCCGGGGAACCGTGCGACGTAATTTGTATTTCTTTCAAAATATTACATAGTGCAAAATGATAGGTTTGTATTAGTGCGTTTTGGTCGGTCGTGGCGTTTGCGTCTTGTTCCCAATTCGTACCGCCCAAAAAACAAGAAACAACACTATCCCCCGGAACGTATATTTGAATTAATGGACGCTTGTTTATCGTTATCCGTTGGATTGTCGGGGCTAACGTTATCAAATTATACTCTTTTTCCAATCCCGCCAAAACGTCGTTATAATCGTCCAACGGGTCGGGTTGAACCGTACATTTTTTGTTGTCGGCGTCAAACTCGCAATCGGTTTTGAAAAACTTTCCTTTGAAATAATTTTGCCCCCACGTTCTCCCCCCGTCGTTAGACTTTCGGATTAACAATTGGAATTGCGTTTCAAACGGTTGATTGTTGATATAATCGTAATCATCCCGGATAAATGAAATTTTACCGGACAACTTGGTACGGTAAAAACGTTGGTTCGTTTCCAATTCAAACTCCTTTGCCAAATCGTCCTTATAAACAGGATTACAAACCCGGCTTGTAATCCAATTGTCATTGGAATACATATTGCCAATATATGCCGTCCCGTTTTCTACCAATGTAGTACGATATACGGCACGGATATAAACGGAATTATTGGGGGCGGTAACAATACCGTCGGCGTAATTATGATTTGTACCCCAATAATCCAATACGTTATAATTAGCGTCATAAAAAACGCCTGTTTGTGGTTCAACCCAACCAACACGAAAACGGCGATTACCATTTAACGGTATAAATGTTTCCGTAAAACAATAACCCGGTACGTTGGGTATAATATTACCACTTGCGGATAACAACGCATCGTAACGCCAAAATACGCTAACAAATTCAAATTTATAAATTGGGTTCATTTTCAATTGCTTTTATACTTACGTCGTAAATTCTTGTATAACTCAACCGTTCCGTCAGATACCGGAATAAAACGGCGGCGGTTCATTTCCTTAATTTCCCGGACGTCGTTTTGCAATTCCCGCAAATCCGGGTTTTCCCCCGCAACGTTAATGGATATACCATTTGCCCCGTTGTAAGCGTTCATGTACTTTTTTTCAAAGGTTCCATTGTTCAACGCCCGGACAACATCGGGTATCAAACGACGATAACGCCGGGAATTACGTTTGTTGAACACGGCGAAAAATTCGCCACCCTCGGCACGTCGGCGGCGTCCGTCGGGTTTGGTTCCTAAATCCACATCGTCCCCGGATTGGTGCGAACCGCCCGCCAACAATTCAACCGTACCGTCCCCGTAACTTTCCGAACCCTCGGCGGCTTTACTCATTTGTGCGGCTTTAATTTTGGCGGCGGCAAATGAAGCCCACATAACAGCGATTGCCGGGATTGCGAACGGGAACCCCAATTGCGACCAAATCAAAGCGGATGCCGTTACAAGGTTTCCGATTTGTTGGATTGTCTGTATTGCCTGTTGTGCCTTTTGCGCTTTCTGTTGCTCTTTCAACGCCTTTTCTTGGTTCCGCTTTGCCAAATCCAACTCCTTTTGTGCCATAACCACGTTTGAGGCATAACCGTTCGCCCGTGCTTCCCTTTCGGCGTCCAACGTGCGTTGTGCGCTTTCAACCTCTTTGTCGGCGGCATTTACGGCGGCTTCGGCAGCTTGCAATTTCGCATCTAAAAATACCTGTAATTGCTCCATTGCAAAGGATACGGACGTACTTATTGCCTCCTTTTGGTCGTCGTCCAAATTCAGCCCAAACAAACCGTATATATCGTTGCCCCGTTCCTCTCCTTTTGACTGCTCAATTTCTTGGTCAATCTTTTTTATTGTGTTTTGAATTGTTTGTACTTCAACATCAGACAATTTATTGGCTGCTTGCTCGTTCAATTCTAATACCTTTTGCAAACGTTCCTTTTCTGCCTGCAAACGGAATTGGGTTTTCCGGGCTTCTGAATTTCTTAATAAATCAAATTCAGATTGCGCCAACGCTTGTTGTTGGTCAAACATCATTAATTGCACTTGCAAATATTCGTCGGCAATTGCGCTTCCCTTAACGTCAAATCCGGCATTAATTACCCCGGCGTCCTGCTGTTGTCCGGTCGGCTTTTGCTCATTCTGCAACAATGCTGTTTGTCTTTCATTCTCTAACAACTGCATACGCAATTGTCGTTCCTGCTCGCTTCCCTGCTTAACCGCTTGCAAACGTAATTCAATGCTTTCTTTCTGCAATGCCAATTCTTGCAACTGCCGTTCTTGCTCTATTTTCAACAACGCCTCTGTCTGCTGTTGTTCTAACGCCGTAATTGTTGCGTTTATCGCCTGCCGTCCGGTTTCGTTCAAATCCTTTTCGGTCTGTAATTGGTGTTGCAAATCCTCAATCTGTCGGGAATACTGATATTGCGTTTGCTGCCGACGCTTTGCCCATTCGTCGGTTTCCAACTGCAATTGTGCATCCTGCAATTTCCGGGTTGCCTCCAAATTCTTTTTATAAGCCGCTTCAATTTGCTTTGCTTGTTGTTCTGCTGCCTTTTCCGCATCGCTTTTACCCCTTGGCGTTACGGTTGGGTTCTGTGTCGTTACGGGCTTATTGTCTGTTTGTGGCGTCGGGGTATCTCCAACAGAAACCGGGATTGTTAACGGTTTTATTTTCTTTTGCATACCCTCCAAACCCTCTTGGAAATTTTCTGTTATGTCTTTAACTTGGGCTTTAACCAAATTTCCGTACGCTGCTGCATAATCTGCCAATCCTTTTTTTACGTCGTCAAAATCTAACGTAAACGCCCCCTTTAATGCGGTTCCGGTTGCTTTGACTATATCAATAAAGAATCCAAACAAATTTCCCAACGTATCAAACGTTGTTTTGAATCCGGCAACAATCCCATTCCAAATTGCACGTATCAAAACACTTTCATTGTATAACTCAATAAAGTAGTTGATAACATTAATAACCCCTTTTATTATCGCCGTCAATCCTTGGTTAACAAAAACTTTTGCTTTCGTTGTCAACGTTTCAAAATTTCCTCCGGTTGCGTCAAACAACCATGATAATGCGTTTTGCAACTCAATTTGGCTTTGCAATTGTTCCTCCTGCAATTGCGCCAAAACTCCGGCTTTCCCTTTTACTTCATCCATGTTTGTTGAAATATCTTTCAACGTGCGCAAATACTGCAATCCGGCGTCCTCTCCGGGACCCCCGAATATATCTGCAATTGCAGCCCCGACCGTTGCCGCATTATCCGGCAATTCTGCCAATTTTGCGGAAACGTCTTGTATAACATCGAACGTTGTTTTGGTTCCGGTCTGCAAATCTTTTTGAACTTGTTCCGACGAAATACCGATACCGTCCAAAGCCGCCGCCGTCGCCGTCGTCATTTCACGCAAACGCAAATTTGCCTCCTTAATTGCGTCAACGCCTTTGTCCGAAAAGATACCCATTTTGTTTGTTTGGGCTACAATCGCAACAAATTGGTCTGCTGATATTCCAGCCTCTTTGAAATATGCCGGGTATTCTTTCAACGTGTCTAAAAATTCCCCGTTCGCATCGGCTCCGTACAAAAAACCATCCTTAACCAACTGCAATGCCTCATTTGCAGAAATACCAAATTGTTTTGATAATGCGTTTGTTGCAATCAATGTTTCCCGGAAATCTGCGCCGAACGAATCTGCGACGGCTTGCACCTCATTTCTAAACGCTTTCAAATCATCGCCACTTTTCCCGGTAAATTGTTGCGTCAATCTCGTTGCCTCAACTAACCCGGCGTTATAATCGTACCACCATTTAAACGCCGCACCCGCCGCCGCAATTCCGGCAATCGCCAAAAAAACCGGGTTTGAAAGTAATCCCAACAAAGTTTTTCCCAATGCTTTTGCCCCGTCGCCAATAGCTGTAAAAACGGCTTTACTTTCAGCCCCGCCACGTCCTAACGCCAAAAGACTTTCGCCAAATGCGCTATTTAAACCTAACGTTTCTTTTAATTTGTCGCCATACGCAATAATTGCGTCGGACGCCTCCGTATAATTTCCGACGTTCAATTGAAATTTCCCGGTTGCTTCCTGCAAACGTTTCATTTCTTCGTATATTTCTTTGGTTTGTGCAACCAATTTTCGCCCCTCCTCGGTGTTTTCCCGTTCGGCTTTAGTCATGTTGTTTAAATAAATCTTATTCAATGAATATTGCGCCGATAAACGGTTATAACTACCCTCGGCGGATTGATTTATTTTCACAATCAGTTTATTAATTTGGTTCGCTTCCTGTTGTGCCAATTTTAACTCGGCTAACTTTTTGGCGTTCTCGCTTTCTGCAAACGCCAAATCACGTTGCGCACGTGCCAAACGTTCCGCATCGTCTGCGGCTTTCTTGGTTGTGTTCCTGCCGTCCTCGGTTGCCCCGGAAACCTTTTGCAGAACCGCCGCCAACTGAATTGCTTCCGCCCTAATATTTTTCAACGCATTTGTATATGCGTCTGAAAGTTCATCCAATTGCTTTATCAAATCAGTAATCGAATTATCGGGGCTTACCAAATCAGAATATTTAATTGGGTTGTTGTTATCTGCCATATATCCGACTATTTGTTTTTGTTATTTTCGGGCAATTTGCCCTACAATCAATTTTCTTTTCTCAAATGTATAATTTATCGTCTGAAAAATAAAACACCTTAAATCGCCTTATTTTGGCTTTTTCTGCTTGCTTTTTTCGCTTGCTCCTTAATGTATTCAAATGCGTTGTAATATTCCAAAACGGTAAACGATTTTGGGTTTACGTGCAAATGTTGGGACAACATCAAACACATATTTTCAAACTGCTTGTCGTATTGTATTTCCACGCTATCCGACCCGCTAAACGATTTGGGTTTTGTATAAGTCAACAACAACGTCGTAATATGGTCTATTTCTTCCCGTTTGTCGCTTTCGTCCCCCTTTATTATCGCATCCAACATTAACATCGTGCGTTGCTTCAATTGGTCGTAATACTCTTTAACCGTGGCGTCGTCGAATAGTTTAGGAAAATACAATTGCAATTCTTCATCTATTTTTTTTTTGACCGCTTCCAATTGGGCGGTCAACTCGGCGTTCGGCGCATCGGCGAATAAATCCAATACCTTTTGCAAACCGTCCGCCGTCATATCGTTGTATTCGGTTCCGTCCACGGACTTAACCAAACAGGCAAACGCCAAATACTTTGGCGATATGGCGGATTGGACGAAATAAACGTTTTGCCGCAAATTATCCAATTCCTTTTCCGCCAAATCCGGCTTTTCCTTTCGGATAAACCGGATTGCCTTTTCAATATGCGCATCCCAATCGTTCAAATCCGACCCAACCCCGGCGTCGATAAGCAACATTTTGTTATATGCGTGAAATCGCAAAATCGGCAATTCGTCGATACTGTCGTACAACACAACCGCCCGTTCCCCTATCTTTGTCGTTTTCATAAGAGTATGCGGGTTATGACTGTTGAACAAAACGGAACCAATAACAATGCCGGGTTCCCGGTGCATATAGCAAACAGGACGGACAAAACGACCCCCGCCCACCATGATAAGCAAAAGCCGCAATTGAACATCTTAACAAAAAAGTCGTTGCCGTGAACTTGGACGTACTCAATAACGCCCCACTTTTTTAACAGGGTCAACAGGAACGCCGCCACGGTTGCCACGACCAAAACCCAAATAATGAAAGTTACCATATCGTTAAATGTTACAAGGTTGATTAACTGACAATACACCCTCAAAGCGAAAACCGCCGAACGGGTGCATTAAAAATTGATTATCTATTTCGTCCAACGTAAACCCACGGTACACGTTTTCCGCCAACTCATAAATCCGGTTTATTACAATCGTCCCGTCTTTCAGCCAAAAACCGCCATTTAGGACGGTCAATATTTCGTTCTTCAATGCCTCGGTATTCCGGTTGTTGAGTTGACCGGGGTAAACCTTGCGCAAATCGAACCAAACAATAAGGGAAAACGGGGCTTTAATCTCGCTTTGCTCTTTGGGAACCCAACCGACCGTTTGCGGGTCGTCTATCCAAAAGAACGAAAAATTGCCAATATTGGCATCCGGGGAAACGTCGATATAATCATTGTCGCCTCTCCATTCCGTCCCGCCCGCATATACGTTCGGGGTATAATAGCGTTTGCCCTGTATCACTTTGGCGATACGTTGCGCCCGCCCAAATGCGATATCCAACCAATCGACGTTATCCATTAACCCGGTTTGTATGTTCCCCAAAACCCGGTCGATTAAAACCGGGTTGGGAATTATAGGGGTTGTTCTCTTATTCGTTGCCATATAATACGTTTTTTGCTTTCTTCATTAAGTCCGGGAATATATATTGCCAAATCAACGCCGCAATATTTTCGTCCGTCAATCCCAATATTTGCCGCCCGTACTTTTTTATTAAGTCCTCCGTTTTGAAATCCGACGCTTTTATTTCAAACTGTTTGTCGCCGACTTCCAAAAAAAACGACGCTTCAAAATCTCCGGTATCCCGTAACGTTACCCGGTTTGTCGGTTGTCCCTTTTCCTCCTTTATGGCTATCGTCAACGGCGAATACGGGGCGTAATCCATAATATCCACGCCCAAACGGTTAATACCTTGTTCAAACAATTGTTCCTCGGCATTCATATCAACAATATAGGCGTCATTGTCCCAAATGATTTGTTGAATGTATGCGCCGGACGATAACCCGTTGTTGAACGTGGCAACCCGGTTGCGTAAATCCTGTATTGACTTTAACCCCGCCATAATCTTACGTTGTCCGGTATTTTACACCGTGGTTATTACAAGTAAGGCAAATACGGTCGATACCCTGCGTATCCAACCGCAATGCCTCGTATGCTTTTTTAAGGTCATAACCCAAACCGCCGGGGCGACCCTCAACGTTGCCGTCCAATTCGTAAAGAATTTCCAACCGGGTTGCGTTTACTTGGTTCCGGTTTACCTTAACATCGGGGTTCATTGCCAACGTGCGCAACATGATTGCGGCGACCTGTCGTTGGATAACCGTTTGGAAAATTTGCCTTTCCTTAATGATAAAATCCGTTAGGTCGCAACCAACGGTTATTTCGCAATTCAACCCGTAATTCTGCGTATTGGTGTACATCGTCAACGCAATATCCCACAACTCCGGGTATTCGTCGAATGTTTCCGGGGCGTTCATCATAAACGGGGATACCTGTAAATACTTGGTTATTTCCCGCCAACGCTCCAAATCAACGTAACCCGTACACGTCCCGCACGGCTCCCGGCTCCAATCCTTTGTCATGTTAATTGCCTGCATCCCGGCGGGCAAATCGTTTTGGTTGTAACAAAGGAACCACGCCCCCCCGGCGTTGTTTCCGGTACTGATATACGGTAAATAACAATCTTTCAACGGGAACCATTGAAAACCGCCGTTTGTCTGCGTAAAATTCAAATCAAACGTCTTTATCGGGTCAATTTGGGACGAATGGAAAAGATACATACGAACAACCCCGGTTGCGCCCGTCATTTGCAACCCGATTTGTTCGATTTTCATTGTTACGCCCATAGAACGAACCGGGACAATTTCAAACCCGACTAATTTATGATTATTCGGCAACGTCGCCCGGATACGTCCCGCACCGTCAAAGAACGTGCGCCGTTCCAATAGGTTCTTTGTTTCCTTATCCAATCCCTTTATTTGCGTGAATGTTTGTACCATTTGCGCAATACCGTTACGGGTCAATCGCTCCAAATAATCGGAAATGAAATTGTACGGTTGCCAATATGGGTTGCCGTAATCGTCGTTAAAATCGCTTTCGGTCGGTTCCTCGTTTTGGTTGTCCCGTGCGGCAATCCAAACTTTGTTGTTGTGGCGAACCTTTGCCCCGGCTTTGTATTCCGGTATCATATTCCAAACCGGATATTGAAAAACGAAATCATCCGGGACGATTGCCCGGACATTATCCAAAGTAACAAGGGGGTGCGCACCTTGAAACGTCAAACCGCTTTCCGTCTGCGTTAAATTGTCGTCTATCGCCTTTGCCGGGTCGTATGATTGTTCCCACCCGACGACGTGCAATAATGCGTCCTGTATTTCTTTTAATCGATACATCTGCGTTTGAAATAAATAAGGGGGCGGGGATAACCACCCCGTCCCCTCGGTTTAACAATTCGTTATGCTCCGGCGTTATGCGCCACCTCCGGCGGGAAATTCCCCGGCGTTGGTTACATATACAGGCATACCCAACGGTTCGTTTGGATTGCGGGCGGCAATCTCGGCTTTGATAATCGGGTTTGCCACAGTATCCGGCTTGCTGTTGTAAGCAACCATATACGCCACGTCAACGGAAAATCCGAAATACTCCTTAACGGCGCACGTCAAATCGGCGGTTGCGGCGCCCATGATTGCGGACTGGTCGCCAACGGCGGTGTAATAGTGCGAACCAACGGGCAAATCAATGTACGGCAAACGTACAACGTCCCATTCGTGGAAATTCGCACGGGTGCGGCGCAATGCCTCACGGTCAACACGGGTAAGGATACCAACATTACCGTCAGCAACGGCAAACATGGTTCCCATTTTGCCCGATTCGTCGGTTACGTTGTTCGTGTAGTGCAAAACCTTGTTGTCGTACTCCATGCGCTTGTTTACGTCGTTGTAAACGCCATGTTGCGCAAGTTTACGGATAAGGCTATCAACCCCGGCGTTGGCGATAATGTGGATATATTCCGGGTAACAGTTAGCCCGCATAATCGGGTTAATATCGCCCAAAATCTCGGTCGCCATTTGGGTTGGAACCTGTACCACATGGCCCGACTCCTTGTAATTAAGCAACGTTTTGAACACCTGTGTTTTGTTTGCCTCCAATGCGGCAACGGCTCCGACGTCCAATTTGTCCGCCAAAGCCCGGCACGTCTTTTCCATTTTGCGCAAAAAGTCGTGTTCGTAGGAAATTTCGTTGTTCATGTAGGCGGCGGGAACCATTGTAAAGCCAATGGCATAAGTCGCCCAAACAACCGTTACCAATGCGGACGTATTTTCATCGTCAGCGATAACGCACGAACGGACATTGCTAACCTGTACATCGCCGTCGTAATTGATAACGGGTACTTGTACCGTGTTACCAATGGACGCAAACGCACGGTCACGCAAATTGGGGTTAATGATTGAGGACGGGGCGTTGGTTTGCTCAATGAAAAAATCCAATGCGCCATACTCACACGGGCGGGTCATATTACGGTCTAATTCCGGGTTTTCAATCCGCCAATTCTGCAATCTTGTTGCTACTAATGACATAATGTAAAAATTTAATTGTTATTAAATGCGGGTTTACCCTTTACCCGTGATTGTTTACTTTTCCGGCAATGCGGCAATATTGTTGTCCTGCCATGCCTGTTTCATTGCGGCGTCGAACTTTTCGGAACCCGCCGTTAAGCCCTGCGCCATAAGGTTTGCGGCGATTGCTTCGTAAGCCTCGACACGGGTTTTTGCGCCCGTTATGTCAATGGTTGTTCCGCCACCACCGCCGGAACCGCCCGCCGGGGGAACCGTTCCGCCGCCTCCGGCTTGGCGTCCCTTATCCAAAATACCCATTGTTTCCAATTCCTTTGCCAACAGGTCGCCGGGGGTGTACGGGTTCAACTGATTGTTCGGGTTACGCATAATTGCGCCGCTTTCGTCCTTAAAAGCAATGATTTTGCCGCCTTTGCCGTCGTCGATATATTCGGGGTTCATACCCTTGATTTTGTCGATTGCTTGCGCCAACAAAACCTTTGTTGCGCTTTCGGGCAATCCCGGTTTGAATTTCAACCCGGCGGTTGCGGTCTGCAATGCGCCCTCGATACGAACGCCGAACAACTCCGTTTGGAATTTCTTTTCGGCTTCATCGTACTTGCTTTTGAGGTCGTTAAACTGTGTTGTTACCGCCGTTAAATCGGCTTTCGCCTGTTTCAACGCCTTTGCGGTTTCCGCATCGGTCGAACCGTCGGCAATTGCCTTTTCCAAACGTGCCTTTTCTTTCGTCAGACTGTCGATTTGGGTTTGCAATGCGCTTGCGCTTTCCGCTTTGGTTTTGAACTCGGCGACCACACGTTTTGCGTAATCAAACGTCTTTTCGGTTCCGTTCTTTTCGATACCGGACGCCGCCAAAATATCGGCATCCAATCCGCCGTAAATTTCGCCCGTCTTTTTGGCGATAACGCTATTTTCGTCGTTGGCGGACAATGTTGTAATTGCCGCAATTTGTTCGTCGGTTAATCCGGCTAATGCCGCATTTGCAATTAAAATTTCTCTCGTTAACATAATTCTTTCCCTTTGAATTAATTAAGTGCGATTGCTGCTACTGCTCCGCTATTTGCGTTAATAATATCAATTGTGTATTTTGGCGAATCCCCGGTTGTATCAACCAACCAACTAACAACACGTGCATGGCTGATTTTATTTTCAACCTCTTTTGTTACCAAAATGACGTCGGCAATTGTTCCGCCCTCAATACATTCAATCAACTTTTTCTTTGTGCCGCCATCCAATGCGGCGGCGGTTGTTGTTACTTCAATAACCAAATTGTCCTGCTGTGCAATCTGTGCCATAATTGTATTTTTAATGGTTTAATACTCTGTTACTTTTTCGCTCCGGGTTTGTCCTCGGCTTCTGCCTTTGCCTTTGCATCGGCTTTGGTTTCTTTGGCGGGTTCCGCCGGGATAACTCCCGCCGCTTTCAATTCCGCCAAAATTTCAGCCTTTAACGCCGCTTTTTCCTCGGCTTTGGCTTTCGCCTCGGCTTCTGCCTTTGCCTTTACATCGGCGGCGGCTTTTTCCTCGGCGGCTTTCTGCTGTGCGGCGGTTCGTGCCGCTTTTTCCTCGGCTTGCGCCTTGACGTACTCGTTGGGGTCGTGCAATACGGTAATCGTGTAACCCTGTTTTTTCAGTGCGTCCAAAATGCCGTTTTCAAAGGACTTTTTGCCGAACTTTTGGATACGGGGAACGGATAAGCGTTTACCCGTTTCGCTGTCAAACTTACGTACCTCAATAACGCAATGATACAAATGTTGTTCGTTGTTCGGTACAATGTAGTTTTCGGGGGTGACGTCGGTAATTGCGACGTCCTTTGTTTTACCCTCTGTTGCTGTTTTCACTCGCATACTCGTTAAATTTACTTGTTATTACTGAAATCTTTTGGTCGAATGGTATTTGCGTTCCAAATTCCAAAATGTTTGTATTCTCCCGCTCAAATCTGCGGACAAAGTTAGCGAAATTCAACTTTATACGCAATTCATTCTCCGGGATTAAGTTACGCCCGTACAAATCCAATACCTCGTTCCGGGTCAAATGGCGGTACGGCTCCAATTCTGCCAATATCAACATACGTTGCAATTGGGTTGGGTTGTTCCGGTACTCCGTTTCGATAATCTGATTTTGCATGGCGTCCAATTCTGCCTCACTTGCGCCGCTTTCCTTTGCCGACTTGTAACGGTTCCGCAACTCGCTTGCGTCGTACAAATAGAACTCCGTGCCGTAATTGACTTTTGCAGATACGAACATATCGCCGTATCGCAATCGGCAAACCGTTTCATCGACGAACTGTTGGGCGGCTTCAAAGCCTTTTTTCACTCGGTTTAATACCGTGCTTTGGCTCTCAAATGCGGCTTTAACCTGTTGTTCGTTGAATGCCTCCCGTTGGGTTACTTCCTCGTTTTGTCCGACAATTGCGGTAATAATGTTTTCCCGCAATCGCTTTTCTTCCTCAACGTTATAATCCAAACTTGAACGGTCAACGGTCAACATTTGTACCGGGTTCCGCAAATCGGGTTGTTTGTCCCCGTCCGGTATCGGTATTTCAACAAAGGAACCCGCCCCGGTAATCCGTTTGTCGCCGCACTTGGGGCAACGCATCAATAACCCGGCTTGGTCTAACCTGTAATACCCTTGTTTGTCTTTCAAAAATCCACCGTCGCAATAATCGCCGTTTTCGGCGTTAGTAAAGTCGCACGATTGTTCGTAACCGGAATATATCGGGTACGACCCGTACATATCCAAATGCCGCTTTGATATATGGAAAAACAAAAACCAATCCAACGCCTCCAATTCATTTGTTAGCGGGGATTGCTTAACGTCCGGTTCTCGTAAATTCATTGGCTCATCCCAAAAGAAACGGGCGGGGCAATAGCGCAAATCGTGTGGGTTGTCAACCAATAATTCGCCTATGTTGCCGTCTTTGTCCTCTGCAAACACTCGGTATCGTTCATCGTCAATAACTGCAATACGTTTATCGGGTTGACGGAAAATTATCCAATCCATAACCCCGGTTGTCCGGTTCGCTTCAAAGGTTATGACGCTTTCGATAGGTAGCCAATAAAAATACGGGGTTGGGTATCGGTCGGCGGGGTTTTGCTCGGCGGGCAAATCAACTATTAAGACGCTGTTTATTTCCGTCTTGAAAAACTCCCAACCTTTTGTACTCCAAATTTCCGGCTCCTTTAATACATCTTGGCGGTAATACTCCCAATCGTCCCGTTGTTCCGTGTTTTGGAATTGATAGTTGAACGCCGGGTTACGACCGTCGAAAATACGACTTAATTTCTTAAAACAAACGTCCGTTACCTCGTTGGTACGAACGGGGTAACGGAACAATGTTTTGAAGATTTTGAATTTATCGTGCGGGATAAGATTTTGAACCCATGCCAAAAAATCGGTCGTGGGTAAACACATTAAGGGCGTTACGTTGGTTTGGGCGTGAAATTTAATGCGGTTTTGGTGTATGACCGCTTTATTTATCGTCGCCTTTTTCCTCGGTTCCGTTATTTCCTTTCTTATGCGTTTTATATCTAATCCCATTTTCTTTGCTAAATTCAAAAGGTGTTTTTTCGGGCAACTGCCAACCGCCATTGTTAGGCATCCGCAACAGGCGTTCGGCGTGGTTAATCTCAAATTCTTCGGTCGTGTTAAGGGTCGGACACTCCAACACGACCTTTGTAACTTTCGCCGTCATTACTTTCATGCGGGTTTCAAATCCGTAAGCGGGTTAAACGCCGGGGCAACAATCGCCAAATCGTCCGACCAATTCGGCAAAAACGACCATTGTATTGCGTTGCTGTCCGGGGCTTCCAATCCGCCCAACGTCTTATCGCCGATAAACAACGAACGTATCGGTATCGGGTAATATGTACCGTCTGTACTCCCCTTGATTGCGCCGATTGCGCCGTTTTCGTCGAAAATGAAGATACCCAAATTGTCGCCCCAACTTTCGCATTGCATTTCCTTTAATGCCTTGATAACCTCCTGCGGGGCTTTGCGGATAACTCCGGTAAACGGGGTTGGTTCACGTCCAATAATCTCTTCGACGCCTCCTAACGTTTCGTTACCGCCTCCAAAGGTGCGGGCGGCTCCCGCCTCGGCGGTCGGGGCTTGGATATACGGCGAAACAACTATTTTCGTGCTATCCGCCACCGATAACAGGGGCGTCCATGACGCTAACGCCGTAATCGCTTTTTCACTCGTAAAACTGTTTTTGCTTCCGTCGTCTTTCATAAGACGTTGAAAAGCCACTTTCTGAACCTGTCCGAAACTTTCCGAACACGTAATTGCGGGTACATCGGGCAACGCCGTCCCCGCCGGACATTTACAAATCATACTTCTTTGTTTTTAACGTTAAAAATATTGTTACTTTCTCCGGGGCTGTCCCTTTGCCCCCTCGTTTCGGTTACAAAGTTATAAACTTTTTCCCGGATAATCTTGCATATCTCAAAAATATTGCTAATTGCGTCGTCTTACGCCTCGGTTTGCGTGTGCGTATGGCTGTATATTGCCGTCCGCAATCTCCTTTTCATATATCCCGGTCAATCCGTCCTCCGGGTCGTCGTGCGTATTGGCTCCGAAATTGCGCAAAAATCCGGTTACATGGTCGTAAACGGCTTTGTACCGGGTTTCCCAACCGAACGGCATAATTATATGTTGATTAACCATTGCGGACGCTGTTATTATCCGGCTTTCCTTGTTGCCCCCTTGATAAAACGGGTCGGTAATCGCCCGGACTTTCTTTTTGATAACCTTTTCATAACCCGCACCACCGTTGTTGCTCTCAACCCACGCTTTTTGCGTCCCGTTCCGGTTAATCATCGCCGGGACGGTTACGGTTGTAACGTCCGTATTTTCGTCCGTCATTTCCATATCTGTAATAAGGGCAAACAATATCGGCTCCATGCGCTTTGTTTTCTCGTTGAAAAACATATTGTCGGACTTATACACGTCATACGTTGCGGCAAACAACAGGTCGTCGCCCTCATCGGCAACGTCAATGTATGCGCCGGAACGAATGTACGTGCCGTAATCGGATTTTTCGACCCACGTTTTGAAAGGTTGGTACAATCGACCCTCGGCGGAACCGGGGTTGCCTTGATACAGGCATTGAAATTGCACCGGGTCTAATGCCTTTTGCGCTTCCAACTTTTGCTTACTGTGTCGGCTTTCCCATAATGCCGCCCCCGGTTCCCGTGGGTCTATCTCGGTCGGTTCCCCGGTTTTCAACCCCTCAAAGTTTATGCGCACCCACGCCCCCGGCGTTACGTCCTCCAAATCCGCCCAACACTTAACATCAATAATCGTTTCGCCGCTCTTTTCAATGCGCCCTATCAAATCGTCGTCGTGCCAACGGGTAAATACAATCAATTCTTGACTATCATTGTGTAAACGGGTGCGTACAACGGTCGTGTACCATTTCCACGCCGCCGCCCGTACTATCGGGCTGTTACCCTCGGCGTAATCTTTATACACGTCGTCCAATATCGAAACGTCCACGGTTTTAGACGTCAGCGAACCGCCACGACCGACGACACGCAACGACCCCTTACGCCCGACCATTTCGATAACATCGGAATTGCGCAAATAGGTATTCGCCATTGTTACGACGTTCGACCCATTTAAGTACGTGCCGGGGAATAATTCACGATACCGGGGCGTGTCGATTATTCGTTGAACGTCCCGGTTAAAATCCCGTGCGATTGTCGCCGCATACGAACCGATACATATTTTGCGGTCGGGGTCTAACCCCAACATAAATGCGGGTAATTTGCGGCTTGACCCCTCCGATTTGCCATGTTGCGGCGGCTGTTGTACAATCATCTTTCGTATTTTGCCATGCGCAAACATATCCAACAGGGTATAATATACAACATGAAACGGTTCCAATACCAAATCCGGTTGCATATACCGGGCAAAGTTGATAAGACGTTTACGGGCGGCGGCTCGCACCAATTCGCCGGGGTCTGCCTTGATTGCCTCGTACATCTTCAATAATTCCTCGTTGCTCATGGTCGTACAATTTTATCGGGTGTAACTATCAATTCGCCGGGCTTTTTCGGTATCCAATTCAAACACGCCGTTTCGCTCCTTATCCGGGAACGGTTCGGGGTAAACGGACAACGGCAACAAATCGGCAATCTATTTGCAACATCTAAATTCTCATGGTCGAAATACCAAACACCGTGTCCGCAATCCCCGCAATAATGGTTCGTTTTGGTTACAACCTGTTTAACAACATTCATTCGCTTTGCCATTATTGCGCCCCTCCTTTCTCGGCGATTGTCTTTTGAAATTCGGCGGACTGCAATTTGTCGGCGACGGCAAACAACAGGTCGTCCGGGATTGCCTTAACATCGTATTTCGGTTTATCGTCGTCCGTCCCGGCGTTGTATCCGGGTATCTCGATTTTAACGGGTGCATCAAATCCCAACATCTTTGCCCGGCGTTGTTGAATGTTCAACAGCAAGTCCAAAAACCGGGGATTGCCCGCCGACGTTTCAACGGTCGTTTCGTCATACCCGTAATATTCCGGGTCGCCGTCGGTCGCATCCGTTTTGATAGGACGCCCCCGGTTGGTTTTCTCTTTGGTGCGCTGCTTTCCGGTTTTGGATACCTCCCACGCCTCCCACGCTTGTTGCTCCATTTTATCCAACTTGCGCAATTCCTGCGTAACATATTCGTCGATTGTTTCCAACCGTTCCCGCTTCCATTCGATAAGGCATTGTTGCAAATCGTAATAAACCATTTGAAACGAAATTGTATAACCAACGCCACGGGCGGACAAATCCCGGTTCAATGCGTCGGCAATTTCTCGATACGAATAACCACGCAAAAACAAGTCGGCACAAAACCGTACATCGTAAATCCTTTGTTCCTCGGAACGTTTGTTGTATCCGGGGGGCTTTCGCCCTTTGTTCAATTTTTCCATCGTCTAACCTCTTTTAATGTCAAACAGGGGTCAAAATCTGCCTTTTACGCCTTTTCGTCCTTTGGCTTGGTTCCTTATCGGCTCCTTTGCCTTTGTTCTTTCGTTCCGGGCTTTATCCTTTCCCCTGTTTACCTCCATAAAACGTTGCTTACCCTTTTGCAAGTTATTTGCACGGAATTTCCATTTTAAGAGGCTTTTTTGTCTTATCCAATACTTTCTATATCTCGGCGGTTATCTTTTAACCACGGGGCAAATTTACGGCTTTTCCGGTACATTGCCAACCGTTTGTTCTCTCTCACATATAAACGGCAAAACCCCGGCTTTGTTTCCGGGGCTATTGCTCTATCGTCCTATTCCATTTTCATACTTTCCGTTTGAGCAATGAAAATGCGGTTCAACTCCTAATGTGATTTTATACGTATGCCCGTCTTTGGTTTCTTTCAACGCTAAACATACCGGGCGGGGTTTCCCGTTTATCGGATATTCCGGGTTAAAATAACGACACGTCCCGCATATCTTTTCGGGCTTCGATTGTCCGGGGCAATTACTTTTTCCCATTGTTGCCCCCTTTCCTTTTGTTCTTTGCCCGGCGTTTATCCCGTGGGTTCCTTTTCGGCATTTCGACCCGGTGTATTTCTACTTTGGAACCGGGGAACATCTTGCCGAAAAATTCCGCCACTGCTCGCACCTCCTTTGGGACATCGAACGCCTCCGGCTTCTTATGCTCCGGGCAAATCCCCCGAACCGGGCAATTGTCGCAATCCTCATTCCGCACAACCTCGCCCGGCTTATCGGCTTCTTTGAACCCGTGCCAATTGTCCCTCCGTGCGGACGCTTCGGCGAAATTCTCCATTGCTTCAACTGCTACTTCCGCCAATATGTAATCCGGGGTATCGTTAAAATGCGCCTCCAAAGAATTATGGTTGATAACCTCGGCAATCTCTTTCAAAAATTTTTCTCTTTTGTTCATCGCTTTATTGATTTTTAGGTTTGTACTCTTGGCACGGCATAACGCCGCACGATTGTTCGCATTTGAACGCCTCGCAATAACCGTTCCCGTTGACATCCTCGTTTGTAAAGTTGGCGCAATTCCCGCATCCCTTATCGCCGGGTCCTTTCGGTACGCTTACGCCTTTCGGCTCAAACTCCCGGTTAAACTCTCTTTCCGGGCGGGTTGTCAATCGTCCGTCCGGTTCCCGGACAATGTAGTACGTTTCCGGGGCGTCAATGAAAATGCCGTTGCCGTCCGGGAACGAATAAACCGCCCGCCCGTTTGGGGTTCTCGGTATCGTCATGGTTCCGCCTCCGGTAAATCTCAACAGGTCGTACAAATTGTCCCGGCGGACCTGTATTGCGTCAACTTCTAACAACGTGCGGCAATATCGGGTTCCCGCCGGGGCGTCCGGCTCAACTAACCGGGTGCGGATTTGTTCCGGGTATTCCGTCGGGTCGTACTCGACGTTGAAAACAACGGCGGCGTCTAACGTGTGGGTAACTAACAAGCGTTTCCCCAATCGTCCGGCGACTGCCTGTTTTAGTGCTTCAATTGCGTTTTCCTGTATCTCGGTTGTGTCAACCGTGATTTCGTAACGGTCGGGTTTTTCCTCGACCTCCGGTTGGCTTTTGGCAATATCGCCAATCATAACCAACAATTCCGCATCAAACGGGTTTAACTTACTTTCTGTCATGCTCTAATTTTTTATTCGTTCTTACTGTTTTCGGATATGCCAACCGCCAAAATATCGTTTTTCGGTCGGTTCTGTTGTACTTATCGCATTGCCTACCTATTCCGGGGCAATCTTCCCTTTGGATTTTGCAGCGAACGCAACGTTGCGTAAATATTGCGGGGTTGTTGTTGGCTAATCGTACATCCGCTGCCGTCCATATCTCGGCAATCAATACCATACCCCGGTAAACGCAACGTTCGCCGGGGTTGTACTCTCTGTTTGGGTCGAACGGTTCGGGTTGCTTAACTCTCATTCTTTGCCCGCTTCGTTTACATAGTCAAACAATGCGTCCAAATCGTCCTTTGCGCCTTTTACGCAAATTCGTACCCTATCGCCCCCGGCTAATGCGGTTTCGACAATCTCACAATTATACCGGGGGGCGTTTATCTGTATCATTGCCGCCGTGGTATTCGTTACAAACTCGTTTCTTTCTTCCATGCTCTCGGATTTTTGAAGTAAATTAAATGCCTCCGTTGGTTCGTTCTCGCTTTGACACGCCCCCAACAAAAGCGTTGCCAAAGATAACAATAAAATCTTTGCTTTCATCGTTTTACCTTTCTTTTAATCCATATAAACCGTATGCCAATGCCGACAAACAATATTTTCGCCTCAATATCAACATAACGGTCGTAACCGTTTATTGCATCAATGGATACCCCAAATTGCCAACTATGATATTGCCAATACTCACGGGCGTAAACATAGACGCCGACCCGCCCAACGTGTATGCCTGTTTGGACGGTGTGTTTGTCCTTACTCATTGTGTGCCTCCTTTCTTGCTAATTCATAACCCTTTTTATCCATTACCATTGCCACGGGGTACGGCAATATACAATCTTTGGTATATACGAGATTATAGATACCCAATTGCCCCTTAATTGGCATTTCAATAACACGTCTTGGGTTGCGCATCATCCATCCGAACCCCTTTGTTATTTTCGCCCTCTTTTCCTTTGGAATCCGGGTGTTTTCCCAATCCTCCGGCGTAAACTCTTTTATCGGCTTTACGTCGTACAACTCAACCAATCCCAAAGTAACGCCGCTTTCCATTCCCGGATAAACCGGGGACGCTGCGGAACATATCAGCACGTCGCCACGGTATGACGTGTTTTTGCTCCGAACTTCAATTGTCTTTTTCCCGTAAACAATACCGTTTTCGTCCTTGTACGCCTCCGTTACCAAATCATTTGCGTATGGCTGTTTTACGGTCAACGCACGCCAACGGTCGTGTTTTTCCGGGTTGTAATCCTTATTGCTGTACTGCATATTTACTTTTTATTTTCGGGTTCCTCGGTTTCGTCGTCGGGTTCCGGGTAATGGATAAATCCAATTTGCCGGACGTTTTGGATTGGCTCGTAAATGATAACGACAACATCGCCGTCCGTCCTTACTCCGACCAATCGGCAATCGGCGGGAACCTCAACCCGTATTTCACTTTTCATTGTTAAACAAATCCCAATTAACAGGGACACAATACCCCGGCAATTCTCCCCGGTCAATCCCCAACGGATTAACAATACTATCTTTCCAATAGATACGGGGTTGTTCCGGGCGTCCCTCCCAATGTTCCGTAATCGTGTCGTAAATCAATCGTATTTCCCGTTTCGGATATTTGCCGCCGCTCTGCAACCCGATTTTATACAGGTCAACGAACGGATACGACAATCTGATTATCCCAATTGCCCGGTCGTACATTCCCGGCGGGATTGGCTCCACGCTTGCAAAGGTGCGGAACCCGTGGCGTTTTGCCCGTGCCAACACATTAACCCGCATCATATTTGGGTCGGCGTTCGGCTCCAATTCGTCGCAACCTGTCAACGTTGCGCCCAAAGCGATACGGGACACGTCCCAACCCTCGGACGCCTCGGCAAAATCAATGAAGCGGTTCAACCCCTCGGCGCATTTGCTCAATATCTTAACCGGGACGCCGTGGCGTTGGCATACGCCGACCGCTTGACGGGTCAACCGTTCCGTTTCCGGCAACAACGGGTCGGTCGTGAACGAAAAGAATAACCCCGTTTTCTGCAATTCCTCCTTATGCGCCAACAATTCGTTTTTGAAAATATCCAAAGCGTATGGATATTCCCGCAACGTCTTTTTCAACTCCGGGCGACTGCCTCCCAATACCTTTGCGCCACGACCTTTGCGCAAATAACAGTAAGTACAACCGTTGGAACAACCGACAAAGAAATTGGCGGCGTTCTCGGCGTATTCCCCGGCTTTACCTTTTGGGCTGTAAATAACCCGTCCGTTTATCGCTCCCATATCGTCAACGGCTTAAAATGGTAAATCGTCGTTTCCGTCGGGGGCGGGTGCATCCGGCACGGGCGGCGGCGGTACTTGCGCCCCGGCTCCGGTCGCTTTCGGGGTCAACATTTCCATATCGGTTGCGACTATCTCGGTAACATACCGTTTGACGCCTTGCGCATCGTCATAACTCCGGGTTCTCAATTCGCCCTCAATATACAGTTTGTCGCCCTTTTTGACGTACTGATTGGCGACCTTTGCCAACCCGTTTTGCAATACGACGTTATGCCATTCGGTACGCTCCGGGATTTGCCGCCCGTCCTTTGTGGTATAACCTCGTTTCGTGGTTGCCAACGAAAAGGTCGCCACGCAACCCCCGTTGTCGAACTCCCTAAAATCCGGGGCTTTCCCGGTATGTCCCATCAAAATAACCTTGTTTACACTCATACAAAAAACGCTTTAATTATCCAAACAATGATACTATACAACGCCCACATATAAGACGCAACCGTTAACGTCACGAACGTGTATAACGCAATTTTATATCCGGTTTTTGATTTTATTTTCATGTCACTTGAATTTTACGCAATCCAACAAATATTGTTTCTTATTGTCCGACCATCCGGCGGCATGGTTTATCGCTTTTCGGTCGTCGTCGTGTACGAACTCACAAACCCAACCGCCGACGCTTGATTTTTGAACCAATCGAACCAATTTACCAACAATGAAAGAACGCAATTTGCAATAACTTGAATTTTCGCCAACAAACAAAACCCGTCTTTCTGCATTTATTTCGGGCGGATTTTTGATTTGCGGTCGTTTCTCCCTTTCCGGGCATGTTTGTACCCGTCTGAAATCATTTTTGATTGAACGGCGGGAAATTGCCCTGTAATCGGGTGTTCTTTTTTTCGTCCTCATATTTTCAAACTTCTGTATTCGTTTTTAAGCAATTCAATAATCCGGACGTTGCCCGGATATATACGCATTTTCGTTTTATCCCCATTCTCCCAACATGAATGATGTTCAAAACATAGTATATTTATATTTCTTGCATCATGCGTCATTTCGGGAAACGCTCCACGGGTCAATATATGCGAACAATAAACGGCGGAATAATTCCGTAACGGCTTTAAACATTCCTCGCATCTGTGCGGCTTATGCTCCCAAACCCACCGGAAAAACCGTTCGTTTGCCTGTGGGATATTCCCACGACCAAAAACGCAATGCCCGAACAATTCCCGTTGGATTTCGACACGCAACCGAATATCCATTGTAAACCGCTTGTAATCCAATAGGGGGCAAAACCCCCTATCGGTTACAAATTGGTATTCTTCCCGGTCTGTTAGCAATATCGGCTCCATTGCTTACATATCCGCCGTTTCGTCCTCCGGGTCGTCCTCGTTAGCCGGGTCGCCGACCTCCGGGAACAATCCGTCCTCCTTTTCCGGCTCTGCGACCAAACCCGGTGCGGGTTCGCCGTCAGCCCCGAACAATTCCAATTGCGCCTTTTTGCCTTTGAACAAAAATGCGTAAACCTCGTTTTCAATGTCCGCAACGATTGCTTCCAATTCCTCCTCAAAACCGAACGTTTCGGTATTGAATTTCAGACGGGGCGAATTTATCGCCGTCTTTTGGTTGTTGGATACCGTGAACAATCCCGTAAGTACAACCCCAACGTTATCGTCTTGACCGGAAAAGGACACGCCCCGAACCTCTATGTTTTTCAACATTTCGTCGGCAAAATCCCGTGATAACTCGCTTTGCTTTTTGGTTGCTTTGAAATCGGACGTTTCAACCATTGAAAGAAAGGACGTAATATTAAAAATCCGTCCCATGATTGGGCGCAAACGGTCGAAACAATCCCGCAAATCCGGGTGTATGTCCTTTGCACTTTCGACGTGGTATTTGTTCGTGTAACTCTCATTGCCGATTGTTTCGGTAACTTCATAATGCACGTCTAACCCGCCGTCCTTTAATGTCTTTACTTTCGACAATGCAAACGCCTTTTCACTTGGTATTAACATAACGTTTGCGGCTTTTTTTTCTTCGTCCATATTATAATATTATTTGTCGCCGGGAATCCGCCCGGCACGATTTAATCAAAATTCGTTTTCGTCCAACAATTCCCGTGTCTTACTATTCGACGGAACCGCCGGGCGTTCCGGTTCCGGGGTTGGTTCCGGGACGGGTTCCCCGGTTCCGATTGGTTCCGTTACCGGGTTGGGGTCGTGGAACTCAATATTGCGCCCGCCTTTGGGCTTTTCCGGCTCAAATTGGGCTTTGAGTTGTTCCGCCGGGTATTCCTTTTGCGCTAACTCAATAATCCCCAAATTAACCAATTCCGGGACGCAACGGCGCAACGCCCTTATGTCCTCTAATGCGTCATGCGCCGGGAATGTTTCGCCGGGGAATAACTTACTATATAATTCCTCTAATTTGGGATATTTTCCCGGTCGCCCGTTTGAATACAATGCGCCGACAAATTTAATAGTTTTCCTCATTGTATCAATGCGTTTACCCTTATGTAATGCGTCCTCAACATGTGCGTCGTAATATTCCCGTCCACAATAGCGCAAAACGTTTGCTTTTAACATTGAACTATCAAAGTAAATGTTGTGCGCACATACAAGCGGGGCGGCGTTGGCATCCGCTAAAAATTCGTCCACAACCTCGGCAAACGGCACGCCCTCGGCAATTGCCCGTTCGGTTGTTATACCATGAATTGCGGTTGTTTCCGGGGGTATCTCGTAATTATCGGGTTTGATAATATAACTTTTTTCCTTATCGCCCAACGACCACGCCAATTGTACGACGTGCGGGAATTGGTTAAAATCCGCATCCCATTTCAAACCCTTTTCCGGAACCCCGGTTGTTTCACAATCAAAGAAACAAATGTCTTTCAAATCAAACTTTTGCATAACCTTATAATTTTTCAAATTCTGTTTTTAACTCGTTTAATTCTTTCTCAATGCGGGCGATTGTCAATGTTTTCATTACATCAAAATCAATATACGACGTTTTGATTTTGTCAAAACACTGGTGTTCGCCTTCGCTGTATAAAGTAACATTTTCATACGTGAAACGTGTTGCACGTTTCCAACCATCTAATTGTGCCTCCAATGCGCCGATTTGTTCGGCTAACTTTGCGCCGTTCCGTAACTGTTCGTTTGTCATACTCTCGGTTATTAAATTGTTATTATTCGTTATCCCTGCGGTATTTATCCCGCTTTTTCTCAATTTCCAAAACGTCCCGGTTTTCGTCTATATACTTTTGGACGTCCCGGTTACAAAACGGTTTTCCGTCCAACCAAAGCAAATGCCAATACGGTACGTTTTTATCGGTTGCCCCTTAAATTCACCTTGCGGCATCGGGGTTTTATCTGTTAATTCCATTATCAAAATTTAATTGTTCGCCCTCTGAATATCGGGGCAATTGTTCAACATAATTTGCTTTTGTTCTCCAAACCATCCGGCAACGCAAACAAGTTATTGCGCTGTAATCGCTTCGTTGATACCGCCAACCATTAAACGCCGAATGATTGCATTTGTATTGCAATATGCGCCATTTACGTTGGTTGGCGGGTTTCTTTCTTTCGGTACATTTGCAAGCGGGCATATTATAGGGTTTTAGGGTCGTCAATAAACGTATTGTATTCCTCGGCGGCTATCTGTTTGAGCGTTTCGATATGTTCGATTAACTCGGCGTTCGATAAATCCGCCACGGTGCGCAAATCGTGGGAATATACCCCCGTTTCCTCGTTGACCCGTTCAACGTACATAATCGGGGAAAATTTCCGCAAACGTCGTTCCGTTTGTTCCTCCGTAAGACGTTCGCCCGCCTCCCAAATGGCGTGTCGGAACGTGGGTACAACATAGTTGAAATAATAGCCTTTCAAAGCCTCGGACGAACCGGGCGACGCAACAATAAACCGGGCAATTATCCGGGAACCTTTCCAACCCTTGAAAAATTCGTTTAATTCGCCCATGTACATTGCCAACCCGCCGTTATTATTTATCGTCCCCGTTGCCGTTATTTCTCGCTTTCTCATCGTCGATTAACTTTTGCATTGTGATATTAAACGCTGTCATTCCAACCGTACGGATAAACGCCCGTTCGCTCGACGAATACCCGGTTGCGACCTTATCCAACACTTTGGCGAAAAGAATAACGAAATTTCCCGGTTCCCACTGCCCGGTATTGTGCATACGGTCGATAACGTGCGCCCGCAACCTCGTATTATTCCGGGTCGCATCCTTACGGGCTTTCTCCCGGTCGTTCCAAAGGCTCGTTAATTGGCGTTTCACATTCTCAAAAAACAACGGCATTTTCAACACGTCCGCAATTGTCATTTCTTTAACTTCCATATCGTTTTGTTTAAGGGACGCCGGGGAACCGACGCCCCGGTTAATTACTCGGTTTCGCTGTATTCCTCAATAATTAAATCGTCCTGTCCTCGCTTGACTTCCTCAATAAATCCCTGATACCCTTCTTTCCGGGCTAATTCGATAAGGGATTGCAGACGTTTTGCGCCCAAACTTTCGCCCCTCGCAATGCGGAATACCTTAACGGTCGGATTGCTTGCGATAATCAATTTTGCGGCAACATCCATTATCTGACTATCCGACACTTTCCCGGCGACAAACGGCACACCGTTTAACTCCAACCCGTCGTCCGTGAACGTCAACCCGGCAATCGGCAATTCCGATTTCGCAATAAGGGTTTCCCGCTCTTTGAGCAAATCCGACAACTTTTTTTCGTGGGTTTGGGCGACCTTTTCGGCGGCGTCCTTTTGCTTTTTCTTCGTCAGATAGTCCACAACCAACGCATTGATTTTGTTGTGTTCCTCGGCTTGTTTGAGGCGTTCGGCTGTATCCAAATTCTCCGGGTTGTTTTCCTCGTACTTTGCCAACCATGCGGCGGCGTTGTTCTTGCGGGTTTCGTAATCGGCTTTATCCGTTTGGATTTGCGCCAATGTTTCGTCGTATTTGTCGGCGGCGGCTTTCGCATCGGCTTTGCTCTTTTTCTTTGCCGCTTCCAATGCCTTTTTTGCCTCGGCAACAATCCGGTCGTATTCGGCTTGGGCTTCCGCCTCATACTTTATTGCGGCGTCAATCTCTGTATTCTTGGTTTCCTCGGCGGCTTTGATACGACCGGGGATTGCCTCCAATTGTTCCGTCCGGGTTTGCAATGCGGTACGCACGGTTTTCGCTTTCTCAATCAACCGGGCGTTCTCGTTTTGTTCCTCCATTAAATCGGCAATGTCGATTTTCTCGGCATACGTTTTGACGTCGCCCGGTTTCAACTGCCTTTCGGCGTTGGCGCAAATGGTCGTGTACGTCTTGACCTCGGCGTTGGCGTCCTTTCTTTTCTCCTTAACGGTCATAACCTCGGCGTCAATCTCGGCAATACGTTTTTGCACATTCTCCGGCAACAATGCCCGGACGTATTGCACTTGCTTTCGGCGACCCTCGGCGGTTTCAGACCACCGGGAAAACTCCACGGCGTCAAAATCCGTATATCCGAAAACCTTTTGCAACATACTTACGTTATCCGACCGCATCCCGGTTGTTTTCTGTTTGATTGATAACGTACCACGGGGGTTGGCTTTGGTAAACCGCAATTCAACGTCGTATTCCTCGCCGTCGTCGCCGACAACCATTTTGGCAAACCCTTTGTCCTCGCCATTGCGCAACACGGCGTCCCGGTTCCCGGTCAACAACGCCCCGATTGCCTTTAATAGCGTGGATTTTCCCAACTCATTGTCCCCGGTAATGAAATATACATTACCCTCAAAATCTGCGTTGAACTCATTAATTACTTGGAAATTCGACAACTCTAATTTTTTGATAATCATTTTATCGCTCTTTTTATGCCGGGGTTGCCCCCGGCGGTTACTACTTATTTTGTAAATCTAACATTCGTTTATGTACCAACGTCAAAACGCCGTTTATTGCGTCCCGGTTGGCGTCAACCTCCGACCGGGTGCAATCGGCAATAAAGTTTTCCAAACGCTTATACAGGTCGTCCAACTCTTTTGCCGTCATTGCATAGCGAACGGCTCCCAATTCGTCCGTTACCATATCGTTACGTCTTTATGCGAAATATCCATTTTCCAACACGCTATAAAAACATTATTTATATTTTCATTGGCGTATAATATCGCACAATCTTTGGTTCGTACCAACTGAAAATAAAACGACTGTTTGCCGTATGCGTCGATTGGGTAAACGTACTCAATGAAATAAGCCGTTTTTGTCTGTTTTGCTGTTTCTAATGTATCCATACTCTCGGTTTTTATTTTCCGGGAAAACGCCCGGTCGTTGTTATTTCATGCCACAAAATTACGGTAAATATTTTAATTACCAAAATTTTTTCTTTTATTTCGTTTTAGGGTAAAAAAAATATTCCCGATACGGCGTAATGTCGTACCGGGAACAATCAAAACAATTTCATTTGTGTATCTGTCAGAACCGCAACCACGGCGTCAACCTCCTTTTCCCAACGCTCCAACGTCGCCAACTTTTCCGGGGTTGGGTTCCGTTGGCAACGTCGTTGGTTGTGCCGCATCTGTTTTACCATTTCCGCCAAATCCTTTGCCGTTATTTTTTCGGGATTTTCGATTTGCGGGGCTTTTGTTTCGTCCGCCATTAAGTAACCATTTGAATAATTAAACGTCCCTACGGGCTTAAAACAAACGGCTGTGCATTTGCGACGGCAAATTTTCCAATACCCAACCGGGGTTATTCTGCAAAACGAACCGTCCAAAGTGCATTATTAACGTTGCGTCCGCATTCCACAACGCCGGGGTAATTTCCGGGTATAATTTCCCGGCAATATCCCGGAACCGTCGTTTGCGGTCTGCCTTTTCCTCCTTTTTCCCTTTTACTTTGATACGCAATTTAAGGTCGTTTTGCCACTTCATAGCATTAACCAAAACAAATGGTATTTCGGCGACGGTTATAATAGCTTTCAAATGCTCAAAGTTTTGCAACATCTTTTGAATGCGGTACAATTTACCCATATTTGCCCCGGCATCCCCAACCGTTACGTCGTCCGGGCGAACGCTCAATTTTTCCAAAAAGATAATCGGTATGCAAATCTCTTTGTAATAGTTCAGAAAATCCCGTATCTCGTTAATGTCTTTAGGCATCTTAATTGCCGTTGCGTTGTGGTTGGGTCGCCAAACCACAATCCCCCCATTGCTTCCGGGGTCTATGCCTATAATACAATCTATTTTCATTTTTCAAATTTCAAATAATGGTAAATATAAATTTCGTCCTTAATCATTCGGTCGAACGTCCGTTTAATCTCTTTACGCCGGGCAACCTCAAAGGCTGTATAATCAATTTCCGGGCTTTGGGTTCCTTGTTTCCGAACATGGTAGACCGTAAATTCATTAACGAACCCACGGGCGGCACGTGCCAAAAATCGGTTATACGCTTCTTTGCGGTCGTCCTCGGTTTCTTTCACTTCATCCGCTAACCGAACGCCCAACAACCAATTATAAACAAACATTTCGTCGCTCAATCCAAACACTAAACGCCCGGTATATTTATAGCGCAAAAAACACATTAAACAAGTCATAACCGATTGATTGCGATAATACCGGATTTGCTCCGGGCTTAACTCCTTTTTCGGTTCCGGTAACGCTGTATATGCTTTGCCGATAACTTGGTTTTGTTTCCGGCAATATGCGTTCAATACCTTTGCGAAATAATCGGCGTTGAATTGTTGGTAATGTTTCCGTTCGGCGTTGCCGTCCCTATCCTTTGGCAAATAGTCGTCCAATTCCCCGGTAATCAGTAATTCAAACGCTAATTTAACCTCCGATAATGTTAATTGCGAATAATAGCGTTTGAGCAAATCCAACAACCGGGTACAAATATACGTCCAATCGTCCCGGTTTTCCGTGGGAATGATAAACCCCACGTCCATTGCGATAAACCGGAACATTTGCCCCGTTTTGGCAATCAACGTTTCGTCGTCAATCTCGGCAATCTGTTTTTTTGTTGACGCCACGAAAATATACTTTTCAACCGGGGTTAATGCTTTGGCAACCTCCGGTAACTCAACCATCGCCCGGCGAACGTCAATTGCTTTTGCCGTTCCGCTATAAAGCAAAACGGCGGCGGATTGTCGTTTTTCGGGCAACGTTTGTGGCAATCTGTTTGTCTTTTCGGGTAATGCTTCCATGTTAATAATCATCTTTCAAATACTCAATAGCCCCGGCAACGTTCAATCTTTGCGTTGGGGCTTTGTATTCGGGTTTCAAATGCAACTTTTTCTTTTCGACGTCCCCCCGTATGAAATTGCGGACGGTCGCCAACCAACCGTTTTTAGTGCGCTTCATATTTTTTTGGTCGCTCCAATCGCTAACCGTGTGAAAGTAATAAACCAAATCGACCTTTTCAAATTCCGGGGTCGAAAACTTACTTTCAAATTCGGAATAATCCACGCCAACGCCGTTTTCAAACTTAACCATCTTATAAACTTCGGAATTGCGGAACAATGTTTTTTTATCCTTTGGTTCCTCAACCTTTTGTTCTTCCGGGAATAATTCCCCGACAACATTGTTGTTGGGGGTATTCTCATTATCATTTATTGGATTATCTATATTATTACTATTATACCCTAAACTTTCGTTTATGGGTACCCCTAAACTTTCGTTTATGGGGGGCATCAACTTTTGTTTAGGGGTATCAACTCCGGTTAATATCCTTGCTGCCTTTTCGGTAAATGTTAGTAACTCGTAATTTTCACCAAAACAATACAGAGTTTTGTTATACAATTCGCAATTAGGATGTTTTTGTAAAATTCCGGCTTTAATCAAATTATCAATACGCTTTATCATGCCTTGACTTGTCTTTATATTCAATAACGGCATTGCTTCCAATATTAACTTGTGGGAAATCCAAAAATATATTCCCTCCGGGGTGTGCATCTTAACGCAACTTGCACAATTGGCGAAATCTTTTATAAAATCAAAAATCGCCAAATCTATTAAATCTAAATCTAAACCGCTATTAACGGCGGCATATTGGTTTATTAATATCGTGTATTTCATAATATTGATATTTTATAAACATCCGGTTCTGCTACGGGCTGAACTGATTTTATTAATAATCCTTTTTCGCATAACCATTTAAGGCAATCAATTACAGTGCTTTTGTTTATCCCTAAACATTTGGATAAATACAAAATACCCTTTGAATACTCGCCATATCTAACACAATAGGCGTGTATCATTGCATACAACATTAACTTATTACCTTTCAAATGCAATTCGTTAATCCATTTGTTTTTTATAATAAAATCCATAATTAAAATATAAAAGCCCGCAATCCGGGCTACCACACACCGGAAAACGGGCTTTGCGCTAAATAAATTAGCAATACTTTGCAAACGGTGGTAGTCGTTTGTTTTATCGACGCAAATATAGCATTTTTTATTCATTATCCAATTGCTTTGCAGATTCCCACGCTTTGCGCACTTTCAAAACATTATCCGCACTTTCATTAGGAACCAATGAGACAACAGGAAAGCGGGAACGGTCTCCCGGCTTTTGAGTTGTGGCAAATTGTACATTCAAATCAAAGATAATGCCTTTGCAAAATCCCCTTTCCGCTAACATACCGTCGAACGTTTCCCGGATTTGCGGGATTGTGGACGCCGTACCCTTTGTTGAGAACTGCCATACCCCGGCAACGCCTCGTACCAACGGTACAATGAAATTCAACGTCAACGTAATTTCCCAACCGTCGTGTCCGTCATGTTTGCTTTTCCGATTGGGGTAACGCTTGGTAATTGCCAACATCAAATTCGGGTATTCCTCCGTTGTCAATGTTTCGTACTTTTTGCCGTCCCAGACTTGGAACGTTTCGCCGTCGCCCGCCGCAATCAATCGCCCGTCGTCGTCCCGGTACTCGTACCGCTCGTTGCATACTTTCGCCGGGTCGTCGTCCGGGAATACGATTTGTATTGTTTGGGGCTTTTCGCCGTATGCCTGTGTAAATAACCCGGCATACTTTCCCGTTGGTATGAAATAATCCACGCTTTGCGGGTATCCGTTGGCGTTTTTCATTCCGATTTTTATTTGTCCGACACGGGGCAAAATCAAACGGGATTTTTCCGCCTCCGGTCTAACAATTCTACCTTTTATATTTCCATTCATAACCTTTATGTTTTTTGCGTAATCCTTTGCAACATCTTACTATTAGCGAATTATTAAAACCGTCCCTTTCTGCCAAATTTATAGATTGGTATTCTTTAATAACAACGCCATTTTTAAGCATTAAAACCGCTTTTGATAAGTGGTTATTGGCTCCAAATTTACCCGTCATTGGCTTACTTGCGCTTTTAGATTGCCGTTGTTTTGTAATCGGATTATTGTTATTTTCCGAATGTGTAACCCAACGCAAATTATCCACATGGTTATTAAACGGGTTCCCGTCGATATGGTCGATACATGGTTTATTTCGTGGATTATCAATATATGTTTCGGCAACTAATCTATGAACATAGATAGTATATTTTATACCAAAATTATAAAGACAAACGCACAAATAACCCTTACGCAAAAACGGCTTTAATTCTTTCCCCGTTATTTTAGAGAAAACAACGCCGTTTTTGTTTATCAAATAGCAATCAAATCTTTTTATCGTTTTCATATTTCGGGGTCGTCGTTCAACAATCTTTTCTTATTCTCGTTTTTGGGCTTTTTTGGCGCATTTGCGGGCTTTTGTTCCTTTTCCGGTGCAACTGTCCGTTTTGCCGCCTTTCGTCCCGTGGCGGGCTTCTTTTCCGCCTCCTTTGCCGTTTTACAGGTGCGTTTCACAATCTTTGTTTTCTTAATCTCCGGTTCCGGCGTTTGTTCCGGGCTTTGCTCCGGTGCGTTTTCTATCTCATACGCTTTCATTCTCAATTCAAACGCCTGCAATTCCTTTCCCTGCAATTTTTCTGCTTCTGAAAATACGTTTATATCCTCCCACGTTTGAGCCTCTGAAAAACTTTGATACGCCCCGGTAACTTTTACATAACCGTCAGAACATTTGTAAATATTGGTTGCTATGCTGTACCATCTGTGTTGGTCTAAATTCAACCCCTTTTCAACCAATTCAACGCCGTTTACTTTTGCAATATCTGTTACTTCCCACAAAGAATATGGGGCAACATCATTTATTGTAACCTCAAATTCTGAACACGTCATTTGCTTTTTTTGCTCCGATTCCGGTTTCAAATCCTCAACGGTAACGGCTTTTTCCGGTTCCGGCTTTTTCTTTTCCGCCGGGGCTTTCGTCTTAATCAATTCCGCCAAAGACAACGATATTACATTTTGGGACAAATCCGGGTTATCGTCCAAAACAACCATACCATTAACCGCCGTAAACGTATTATCCCGCTTTTCGTCCTCAATGGCGGCAATCTCCAACAGATAGGGGATTTTGCGTATATTGGGGCTTTCGGTTTGCTCTTTCAGATTATACGACGGTTTTTTGCGCCAATCTTTCGGGCTGAAATTGAAAATACGGGTAACGGGGAATTGCTCAAAATTGACGTTCCACATATCCCGGTACATTCCTAATTGTATTTCGCTTTCCTCGTAAAAACCTTTTCGCCCGCTTTTGAAATCGACAATTGCGTTAATCCGGTCGTCGCTTCCAATCTTTGCCCGCATGGTACACGGGCAATCAATCATTCCGGCGTACTTGTAATACGGGTGTACCAACGCAATTTCAACGGCTAACGGTCGTACATCATAATCCAACACGAATTGCGCAAACGCCAATACGTCCTTTTTCAAATCGTCGGCGTAATAAATAAAGTCGTCCGGCAATCGGTAAACCTCAATGTATTCTTTTAGTTTGCCTTTCAGTCCGTCCAAATCATACGCCCGGTTAATCAATAATTCCTCAAATGCGGCGTGCATAAACGTTCCATACGCCGCCCGTTCGCCTTTGTATCGCTCGGCTTCCTCAATGCCTTTGTTCGCAATCCAATTTATAAGGTGCGGGGCTTTGGGTAATGTTTGGGACAATATGGTTGTAACCGACGGGAAAAACTCCGGGTTCCCGGCGTCGTCATATCGGTAATAATATCGGTGTCCCTTGCTGTTTAACTGCCAAACCTTATACGGGGGTTCAATCAATGTTTTTTCGTCGAAAAACATTGCCGTCATTTCCTCAACCGTCATGCCCGGTATTATCTCAAACACTCCGGTTGGTTGTTCCGGTTGAACCTCAACGAACGGGGGAATAATTGTTTGTTGTTCCTCGTTAATCTCCGGGAACATATCCGGGGCAACATTGCCGACGGTTCCCGCAACCTCTTTTACCGGGTCGCCCGGTTTATCGCTCTTTGCTCTCATTACTTGTACTTTTTATATTCTGAAATTCCACATAATACCATTGCGGCGCACATTGCCGCTAATAACAATTGCCACGGGTTCCAAAATGCGCCAATCAAACAACATAACCCCAATGCGCCAAACATAACAATTAGGGCTTTCGCTTGAAACAACCCGGAAAACATGGTTTCGGCGGCGGCTTCCAACCATTCGATAAACTCACTTTTCATTGCTTCCGCCCTCCATGCCAAACAGGTAATCCGCCGTACAATCCAACATTTCGCAAATAATAACGACCCATTCCGGGACAATCCGTTTGGTCGTGCCGTTACATAAATTCGTCATATTTACCTGTTGTGCGCTCTCGCTTGCACCCTCAAAAAGACGGGCGGCAATGTCTTTTTTCAAAACCTTTTTCCCGTTCGCCTCGGAACGGGCGATTGCTTCGTTTACTCTCAATCTTAATCCCATAACTTAAATTTTTTTGTTAATAACTTGGTTCGTTGCTCTCTTTGTATCCGCAATTGCGGCACGTTTTTTCCTCCCAAATCGGGCTATATTCCGGCGGGGTCAAATATCCGTCGCCTCCGGTACGTCTATACTCGCCGTCTGTAACTTCCATTTCCCCGCCACACTCCGGGCAATCATCGTCGCCAATCAATACACATTCCAACAGGGCGTCCAAATGGACGGAACGAACCGGGGAAATACCAATTGCCCGGATAACGTCCACCATTTCCACAACGGTAACATCCCGTTCGTAACAATCGGCGACCGGGAACCCCCAATTGTCGCTTATGTCCTCGATAATCTGTTTGTTGATTAACTCCGTAACGATTGTTTCGGATACTTGGTTGGCTGTTTTCCCGCTTTCGGTCGCCAACATCTTTAATTGCTCACTTTCTTTTATTTTCATATCATTTCCCGGTATCCCTCCGGGTAGGCTGTTAATCTTTTGTTCTGCAAAGGTAGAAAGATTTTTTTAATTACCAAAAATATAATCTTTGTTTCGTGAAATCATTTTTGCCGGGTGCGTGGAATATCCGATTTTTAACCTACCTTTGCAATACCGCATTACCAAAAATCGCTCTCGGTTACTGCGTACCGACCCCCGGCGTATCTGTTACGTCCGGGGGTTCATCTTTTCCAACGCCATTTGCGCCGCACAATAACAAAATCGGTATATATCGCCATAATACCCCGTTTGCTTAACAATGGTTTGTATAACGTCCGCCGGATATTCCCCAAACGCCACATATTCGTATTGCGTTGGGTCTAACTCCAATGCGAACTCAAACGTAATGTCAATATATTTGTCCCCTACCCGGTTAAATGCGTGGTCGATTGGTATAAATGCGTTCGTTTTGCCCTCAACGTATTGCACCCGGTCGGGAAATAACAACGTCAGCAAATGCGCATTTTTATAACACCCTTTGACTACCGGGCGAACCGTCCGGCGTATCAATTCAATTTCCCGTTCGTCGAATACGTCCGCCGCTTTTACGACCTCAACACGTTTTGCGACGGCGATTATATCGGTAAAATATTGTCTTTGTCGGTCGGGCAAATCCAATCGTAAGAACGCCCGCATTTCCTCAATAATTACGCTTTCCATATCTTAACCCTTTGTAAACCCCTTAAATGCGACGTGGTAAACGTCGTATTGTTTTCCGGTAACATAAAATTCAATCATTCGGTCGTCGTTACCGACGTCGTTTATTGCAATGGTCGGGTATGGTTCCCCCGGCAATTGGTTAAAACAGTCCTCAATTTCCCGGTATCCCTCCGGGAACTCCGAACGGTCGGCGGCAAAAAACCGGGTTAAACTCTCTTTTATTCGATTCAACATTTCGTCCCCGTTGGGTTCAAAATGCGCTTTTATTTTATCCTGTCGTCTTAATGCAAATCGCATGGTTAATAAATACTTTTTTGAAACGTCCACGACCTTTGCGCACGTTTCGGGGTTAAACATTCCAATATGCGTATATTCCGGGGGTAATCCCAATTGGTCGGATAACCATTTGTACGCCTCCCGTCGCCTCATTAGTCCACGTTTGTACAATTCATCAAAATATCGGTGCGCTTCAATCTTACATCGGCGCAACTCGGCGTTTGCCAATCGACCCTTTGCCCGGTCGGTTCCCTTATGAACACCCACATACGCCCCGCATTGGGGACAATAATAAATCATTCCATAATCAACGCCGTAAACCTCAATACTATTTTTGTACTCGGTCGGAACGTGGCAATACGGGCAAATTCGACCGCTCAATATTTCCCGTTGTTCCTCTGTCAATCGTATATCCATAACAGGCAAAGCCGGGGTTATTCCCCCGGCTGTAAATATGCGATTGCGTTTAATTCTTTTTGGCGTTCGGTCGCCCAATTAACATTGCGGGCAATCCATTCGTCGGCGGGGTTCTCGGCAATCCATTCTTTCCGATAAGACGGCACAAAGTATGCGACTTGCTTTTTATACGCCCGTTCGGGATTTGCCAATATTTCCGTCGTGCGGCTCAACCCTTTGCCGTGGTCGCCTTTGCCGATTAAGTCCAACCGCCCAAAATAAAATTCGCCGTTGGCGGTACACGCCACATAATCACGGGCGGACGTTCTTGTTGAAATAACGTTGCCTTTTTCGTCGGTAACGGTGTACTGATACTTTTTGCCTTTCGCTTTCTTGCTCAAAATATACTTTGCCATAATCTTTGTTATTGTGCCGGGGGACGAACCCCCGGCGGGTTATTATCTTATTTCGTACAAACTCAATGAATTTTCGCACAATACCCACGTCGGGAATTTAGGGTTTTGCAGATAACAAAGGCTATCTAATGCCGCCCGGCTTGTATAAAACCACAACCCAAATTTTTTGCCGATAAAATACATATCGTTTACCCCTGTTTCCCGGTATTTCTCCGACAACATTTGTTGGCTGTAAATGATTGACGAAAATTTAACTTTGCCGTCTAACTTGGTTGCAATCTCGGCAATGTCCGTCGCCTGTGTTCTTTTCTTTGTTTCCATATTTGAAATTTATTTGGTTCCGGGAACCCGCCCGGTCGGATTAGTAATAATAAAAGGATATTTTCAAACCCCGGCGCAACTTACAATGTTCGGCGTCTTTGACACAACGGAAAGCACGGCGCAATAACTTGTTCGCCATTTCAACGCCTACTAACTTAATCAAACCGGAAACGCCAACCAACGTGTTAATCTTTTTGCCGTTGAACAATCCGTTTACTTTGATTTTGAAAGTACGGTTAATCTCTCTTGTTGTATATTCCAAACCGTTGTAAATATCTGCGGGCTTCATTGTATCGCTCTTTTTGTTACCGGGAAAACGCCCGGTCGTTTTATTAACATGGCACAAAGATAAGGCATTTTATTTTAACTACCAAAAGAATTTTCTTTTATTTTCGATTTGCGGACAAAAAACGGTTCTTTTGGCTCCCCGCAAAGTTATTTTTGGCGAATTTTCATTTTAAGCCACTTTATTTGCCGGGGTGGGTACTTTATCCATTCAAACAAAATAATCGAAATACGGGGCTAAAAACGGGCAAAAACAAAAACGGGGTTGCAACGCTTGGTTACAATCCCCGTTTCCCGGTATTATGAACAATAAAAGTTACTTTTCTATGGTTACGAACTCAACGCCCAATATTTTTGTTGCCGGGTTCTTGCTTACAACATCAATTTGCCGATTTTTGATTTTCTTTGTTTTCCATAAAAAACCCAACCAACGTTTGTATTGTACCGTTTCGACAATCAACAGACTATCCCGGTTTATATGCGTCCCGGTAAATTGTCCGTCCGGCGTGGCGCATCCGTGCAACTCAAACCACGGTTCGACAATATCGACGCATCGTAAAACGGTCGTAACCGTATCGCCGGGCAAATATACAACACTATCCCGGACGGTTGCCCGCAATTCGTTGATTGTTTCCATTTGGGTTGTTGTAACCCGTTCCAACTCCCGGTTCTTTGTCTGCAACGTCTTTATCAACTCCGCATCGCTCGCCCGGTATTTTTCAAACTCTGACAATTTCAGTTCCAAAACCCCAACTTTGGCGGCGTTCAAACTATCTTTCGTTTGGTACCGGGAAACTTCCTGCAATAACGTTTCCGTGTTGGTTCTGTATTTGTCCCTTTCCCCGGTCAACGTATTAATCCGGGAACGTTGCACCCATATAGTGACAACGGCGGCAACCGCCAAAGCAATTGCCGCTATTATTAAATATTTTTTCATAAGATACGTTTTATCGCTTCATAATGAATTTTTGCAATACGTTCACGCCCGGCGTCTGACAACATAAAACGGCAATCTTTTTCGGTATCCATGAAAAAGTTTTCAGATAATACCGCCGGGCAAACCGTATGTTTCAGAATGTAAAATTGGTTTTCTTTGTCCGGGTCGCCGTCGGTATGGTCAAAGCGCATTTTCCAACCATCCGGGGCAAACTCTTTTTCCGCCTCATTACAAAGTACGGTTGCGATTGCATCCGCTTTCGTTTGTCCTACGCTGGTATAACATTCCCACCCGGTGCCGCCTCCGGCGTTCCCGTGAACGCTAAACAAAACGGCGTTGTTGCCGCAATCTGCATGGATAACGTTTGCACGTCGGCAACGTTCCGGTAATGATACGTCGTTGTCCTCCGGTACCAAAATTTCAAACTTTATTCCCTCCGCTTTCAACATCGCCGCAATACGGCGTACAATATCACGGTTAAACTCCCATTCTAACAATTGGGAACCGTCGCCCCAAATGGGTGAACGTTTCCCGGCACAATCCACGCCGTGACCTCCATCAAGAATAATTACTTTCTGTTTCATAACTCCATTTAAATTTTTTATATGTTTTTCTTTCGCCTCTGCATACCCTTGCAATACAACTATAACTAAAATCGTTTTTTCTTGCTGCTTGGTGTACGCTGTTATATTTAGCCACAATGTTATTTTTCATGTCATATTGAATTACTGCTTTTGCGTCCGAGCTTTTCCCCTCAAACAATGGATTTTCTTTCCCTTTTATTCTTGGTATATTACGTATTTTTTCCTTTGTAATTGGGTTATTCATGTTCATAGAATGTGTACACCAACGCAAATTTGAAAATTTATTATTTGCCCTATCCGTGTCTATATGGTCTATTTCGGGATAATTGTTTGGATTTGGTATAAACATTTTTGCAACTAATACATGAACTGGGAAACGCCTTGCAATTCCTTTATGATTTAATTCTATAATTTTATAACCTTTTACTTTACGTTGTTTCAACACTTTTTCTTTTGCTGTAACAACATACTTGTTACAAATAATATAACTTTTAGGCAAAGACTTTACACGCCCATAATTACTAACTTGATATATCCCTGCATATCCGGGAACATCTTTCCAAATCTCATTTTCCATAATTGCCAACTTTTAAGAACTGCCAACAAATAAGAAACGGGGACGGGCTGTTGGCTTGCCCTTTCGGCCGGTTAATTACTCCGCCTATCCCCGTTGCAAATATAATTATTTATTTACTCATTTTCGTTTTCTCCTTTCTTTTTATTGTTTTTGTCGGGGTCGTTCCCAAATTCTTTTTCCAATCTGTCAATTATCGGTTGCAAATGCGACGGCAAAGCCTTTGTAAACTCCAAACGGATAACATGGTAAATAATACGTAACGCCAAATTCCGGGGGTACGCAATAATCAGATTGCGGAACGCATTTTGCAAATACACATACATAAACACGTATGTTAGTGATTTTATCACGATAACCGCCGCATTTTCATCGCCGCAATTTTTCATTATTACAAAAATCGCCTCCACGATAAACAGATACAACAGAAATTCGCACAATGCGTTTTTAAACTTACGGAACGAAAAGTTTTTGCATCGCACAATCGCCACGCCGTCCACCCTCATTCCCGCCCAAATATTGAACGCAAACATAACTACTAACGCATAAACAAATCCCTTTGTCGGGGTTACATACCCAAATAACGGGCTTACTGTGGAAATGGCAATAATACGCCATTGTTCCCAATTAAA